GATCGCCGCGATATCCTCGATTATGTCGAGTGCATCAATAACGGGAAGTGGTACGAGCCGCCGGTCAACTTCTCAGGTCTGGCAAAAAGCCTGCGCGCCGCCGTGCATCACAGCTCGCCGATTTACGTGAAACGAAATATTCTGACGAGCACCTACATCCCGCACCCGCTCCTGTCGCGTCAGGATTTCAGCCGCCTCGTGCTGGATTATCTGGTCTTTGCCAACGGCTATCTTGAGAAGCGCATGAGCGTGACCGGCCAGCTTTTAAAACTGGAAACATCACCGGCAAAATATACCCGCCGGGGTGTCGAGGAAGGTGTTTACTGGTACATATCGAGCTTTAACAACCCACACCAGTTCGCACCCGGCTCGGTGTTTCACCTGCTGGAGCCTGACATCAATCAGGAACTGTACGGCATGCCAGAATACCTGAGTGCACTTAATTCAGCCTGGCTGAATGAATCCGCCACCCTCTTTCGTCGCAAGTATTACCAGAATGGCGCCCACGCGGGTTACATCATGTACGTCACCGACGCGGCACAGAGCAGCACTGACGTCGAGTCACTGCGTTCGGCCATGCGCGATTCAAAGGGGCTCGGGAATTTTAAAAACCTGTTTTTCTACGCACCCAACGGGAAACCGGATGGCATCAAGATTGTGCCGTTGAGTGAGGTCGCCACGAAAGATGATTTTTTCAATATTAAAAAGGTGAGCGCCGCTGACCTGCTCGATGCGCACCGCGTACCGTTCCAGCTCATGGGCGGCAAGCCGGAAAATATTGGTTCAATGGGGGATGTTGAGAAGGTGGCGCGGGTGTTTGTACGTAATGAGCTGACCCCACTGCAGGAGCGCTTTAAAGAGATTAACGACTGGCTCGGGATGGAGGTAATCCGCTTTAAAGATTACATTCTGGATAACTAATATTAAAGCCGCCAGTATGGCGGCTTTAATTGAATCTAACCTTTGGAGGACTTAGGGTCATCTTTCCTTTGATAAGTCCTTTCCTCTTGGATCTTACCGTCTACCTTGTGAATTTTGACAGACGCCTTTTTATCAGACATAAACTCCTGAGTTTGCTTGATCATTTCGGCTTTAGTTTCTGCCGTTTTGCTTGGCTTCGTGTTCCCTTCTTTCTGCAATTTCCACTTATCACCGTCTTTAGTGATGTGATAATTGTCCATCAAAGACCTCCAACCGTGAGTTAGGCACAAGGTATGCCGATGAGATTTTATCCAAAGCGAAGCGGCATAGTTGTGATTATGATCTCGTACTAAATTAATCATGCTTTCCGCTTCAGCGCGCAGTGCTATCCCCGCCTCGCCTGCCCGCTTTATGGGTCGGTTTTAATGCTGGTGCACGAATACACCGGAGGCGCGCCGGCACTGGTGGCGCTCAGACGCAACAGGGGAGGAAAACGCATGCAATTGAATGCATTTCTAGGCACACCTAAAAATGAAAAAATGTTATGACAATTAATCATTTTAAACACACTGATTAAGGGTAGAATTCTCCTAGTAAAATCATAGAAAAACCGCTATCAAACCAGGCTTTTGCCTTGCTTCATTTTTTTAGATGAGTCTAAAAATTTGAAATTACCATTAGATGAAAATATTCTTTCTGCGGTATGCCGAATGACTGAAGTATTGAAGACCGCAGCCTGCTCCTCATTACAACTGAATACACCCTCATGACCATCAAACTCGCCCGCCAAAAGAAGGTTTTTTGATACTGGGAACAAAACTAAAGTGTCTTTTACACCAAACCCGGGGGAATAAGGGCCTCGTGCTAATTCAGGATTAGTCCACATTAAGCAAACTGGGTTATCTGAAGTTATAAATGACCCTTGCCCATCAGATATGGTCATAAGTGACCAGTTGCGTTGATGCAACAACTTGGTGATAACAGGTACACATTTCATTTCCATATCTATCATGAACTCTCTGATTACATTGATTTCGAAATTATCCCCATCCACAAAATTTTTAATTTTTTCGTAAGCGAGATCATATGGCAAAGACTCACCCATTTCTTTCTCATAAGCTAATTTGCAATCGTCCCAACGCTCAGCCGAACTAACTGAGGATTTCATGATAAACTTTGCTATTTGTTTCAATGGAGATGATAAATGTTCTCGCTGAGCAGGCGTACGTATTGCCAATAAGGAAATAAACTCCAGAATAACATCTTTGGTTTCGCCTGAAAACTCGCCCCCCTCCTCAAGTTTTCTTAAATGAGTAGCGACACTGCCTTCAAACTCTGCAAGAGAACTCTCGAGATAGTTTGGGTCAACTCCATCCAATTCTAATCGGTTGAAATCTCTAACCCCCCCGACATTGCGAGTATTACTCTCAAAGGTTTTGCGCTCCTTTAAATCTATTACAGTTAATTTTGATTTTTTCCCCCCATTACTTGTAAACCCTTTCAAATAACATTGGGATAAAAAATGATGATGCCTTGCAACACTCATACTCAGCTCCGTTATGGCTATAATCGCATAAATAATAAGCACTTATATTGCAATCATCTAGTTAAATACACAATATTTATGACTCCGAAATTTCATTAAATCACTATTGATAGGTTTTACCAATTAGTGCCAGCTCGAAATGGATGCGTGGAATCTGCGAACGTTCAGCCTTTGTCATCCGCCCTGATGGCGCTATCTGGTACGGTTTTAATGGTTCGCAGTTTCTTTGTTGCCAATTCGGTCTCGGTGCACCATGTTTTAATGCACTCCTGAGCACCGTCACAACTTCCGGGTCATCCCATCCGATAACACCACTATCAACCAGATTTAACACCGCTGCGGCATGCTCAGAAGGTGTAGGGTGCATAACCGGAACGTCACCGCCGGTGAACTTTCCACAGTTATTGACAGGACTCCGAGGCGCGGCAATGCCGCTTTTTAAAGTCAAAGGCTCAACGGCCAACAGCTTTGGAACGATGCGCCATTCGGCTGTACGGGTAACATGTACCAGCTCAGAGCCCAAGTGCGGAGCGTAGATGCCCACGACTCTCTCTATATCCTCTTCGTAGGCGTTAACCTCGTCAGTCACGTTACGAGCCACACGGACGGTCTGACTATCACGTGGTACGTTCGCCCCACCCTGCGCAGCGATATAAAGGTCAAACTCACCCTCGTCAGCTGCGGCTCTTGTAGCCTCGACACGCTCATCAAATTCATCAGCAATGCTCACGCCACGAGGTAATTTGCGCAGCTCACGATATGCACCCATCGTTGGCAATCCAATAGATTTAAATTGCGGGATACGCCACGTTGACGCCCATGCGGTTACTGCTGCTGCAGTATCAGTGAGAGGTTTACCGGTATCGTGATCGACTTGCCCATCAAGTGCATACCCGTCGATATTCTTCGCAATGTATTTTGCGATGTAACCGGCTGCACCACCTTGATTGAGGTGCTTAGCTTCAAAACGCTGTGCTGCTGCACCCTTTTCGTCGCCATCTTCCCTTAAGGCATAGCGTCGCATGATTTCAGTAATATGCTTACGTTGCTCTGGTTTGCAAAAAAGCATCATGTGCCAGTGCGGTGTTCCGTCATGATGCGGCTCTACAACGCGCATACCATAGACCTGCAAATCATTATCTTTAAAGGCTGTACGCATTAGGCTCCAGATACGGCATAAATACCGCTGACCATCCTTCGGCGTAAAAGCGGTGTCATTCCATCCGTGATTAAGTTGCACCGTCTTTTTATCGCCCTTTCCGACCTGACGTGTAGGGTGATACTTCGATGGCGTGGTGATAGTGATAAACATACCGACGTCACCCTGCCCAGCCGCATAGCGTTCAATACCTGCGATTGTGTTCATCAGTTCCATACGACGGATTTCAGGGTTTGAAATACTTCCCATGACTTTGCTGATGAGATCGATACGCTCACCGGTAACTTTGTTTTCCAGCTCGCACGATTTGAGGTATTCGAGATTAGCCAAGCGGCGAGAATGCACGTCGCGGATCGCCGTTCTGCTGGCGTATGGGGAACGGTCTTTATTCACCTCACCGGCAGCAATCAGCAATGCTTCGTGCCAGCGCATACGCTGAGCCTTAAACTGGTTAATCCACCACTCATCATTAATCAAACGAGATATAGCGGAAAATGCCTGGCGGATCGTGATTTGCCCTTTGCAGTATTTTTTCCAGAACATCGGTGTAATGTTGAATGCGCGAGCTGCACCAGCAACGTGGCCGTACAAATGCGCCTGAGCCTCATCAGTAAAAAGAGTCTCTTTACCGCCGTGAGTGTCAGCCCAAGCGTCGCTAAGTTCCTCATAAGCAACATAGAGCTGCGAAGCGATACGGGCTGCAAATTTTTTGAGAGCCTTGTCACTCATACCTGCTAAACGCGAATAGCTTTCGCGCTCACTCAGGAAAAGTAGCGATGCCGTCTCGTTCATTCCGTTTAGCTGATTGACCCGCTCAAGACGCGGCCCCACCCTTTTCTCGACAGTGTTCTTGAGGAAATAGAAACCATGAAGGGGGCTTTTATTACGACGAATGAAATCATAACGCGAGTTAAACAGCGTTTTTAAGACATAAGGCAGACGATTAACTTTACCTAAAACACCTTGCACCTGACGGAATTCGCCACGTGTAAGGGGTCTGTCACGGCCAATTGCAGAACGTGGAGCATTCCAGGGATAAGCACCGACGAATGTATCATCGGTGTGCTTCGAGAAAGGAGGTGGTGGCGAAGGGGCAGTACGCCCCCGAGGTTCAGCGGCCATTCGAATTGAAGGCGTCAAGACATTGCTTCGCTACGCGCTCAATCTGAGTTTCAAGCGCCGAGAAAGAGATAGCATCTCCCGTTAAAAGGTCATGCAAAGCAAGGCCTGAAACGAGCTTAGGGATAGTTGGGTAGTAACCCACAACATCCAGCCATTCCTTACCTTCGTTTTTCCCGGAGGTAGCGATTTTCTTTTCCTGCAAAATAAATTGATAGCGGTCGCTGGTAATAACGTACTGGTTATTTATATCGATACGGATACTCATTATTACTTCCTTCTAAAGTGAATAACCCTCTCAACCGAAAATTGAGTTGTGCAATTTTTCTGATTCTTGACCTAACAACTCGATAATCTCGGTGCGGTTAAGTTCTGACTTACTGATGTGCGCGATAAGCCCGTCAAATTGAGAAGAGAAACGGGTCGCTGTGTCGCGCTGTGCTTCACTTACTGCCTGCTCCAGAAGTGCCGAAAACGCGCCCCGCTGCGCTGTTTTTTGTTTTTGCATTTGCCTATCTCCAGACAAAAGGAGTCCCCACGCGGTAAGGCGTGTAATAAATCGAATCCAGATTAATTAATGTAAATACTGCTCAGGTTTTACCGAGGTTAAAATGGTCGGTGCGTACTCAAAAAGGCTAAACAGCTCTCGCAAGGCACGGAAAAGTTTGTCCCGCCAATAGCAGTCGTCCTCGTTCAATCGCCAGTGCGGCATACTGAATTCTTGATCTGTGAGCCCCGCATGACGAAAAAGAGAACGCCTTTGGCTAACAGTAAGACGGCTAATGAAAGTCGCCCTAGCAGAGCCATGCTGACGAAACCGACAAAATGCGAATCTCAGTTCATCCAGCGCACAGACAAGGCGCTCGCGATCTGCTTCGTCCATTTCTTCTAAGCGCATGACAGAGTGACGCTGTTTTAATTGAGCATGAAAACAAACTGTCAGTCGTTCGCGCTCCATCATTTGATTGTAAAAATCACAGGTGTCTTGCCAACGTGGCTGAGCCAGGTACTTACCAACCAGCCCTCGAAGTGCCGCTGGCTGTTTCTGGATCACATCAAGAGTCATAACGGTCATAACCATATCCCTCTTTTTCTGACCAAACGGAAAAGCGTCTCAATAATGCCGGGCTTACGAGTGCGGATGATGATGCCTTTACGTCCCTTACCATGAGTAATAGTGAAGTTAACCGGCTTAGGGCTTTCTCTCCGGAGTAGTTGGGCAATGCAACGAGGTTCATTTGTACGTTCAATATTCATTAACGTGGTTCCCCTAGACCGAGCCACATTAGCCACCCTTCTCGAATCGCTTTTGGGCGGCTCTCATACGCCATTTTCATGCCGTTGTTCCATGCAGGAAGATAAACCCAATATTCTCCAGCTCTACCGGTTGCAGACTGTGGATCGGTCATCTCAACGATGGGTAATTTGCCCTTCTCAATCATCCCCTTAACAGCTGCAGGGCTTTTACCTATCAGGCGTGCAAACTCTTGATAAGGAACTGCGTCAGTGGCGCTCTCTAATGACTTCTTCATCTGGTACACTTCTCCGTTAGCGTTTTAATTGCTCTTAATGGCTTATAATTGCCTTTAATGAGACTACTAATGTGAAATACAAACTACGATAAGCTCAAAATTACGCAATAGGAGTAATTATGTCAATAGACGTTTCAGAGAAGCTAAAGCTTATGCGGGAGTCAGAAAGACTAAACCGTAAAGAAGTCAGCGAGTTAACTGGCGTACCTTACAGCTCACTTTCAAGCTATGAGAGCCGTTCAAAAAATGCAGGTGTGGAATCCATCATGAAAATTCTCCAACACCCTCGTTTCACGAAATACACGATGTGGTTTATGACTGACCAAATAGCACCTGAAGCTGGGCAAGTTGCACCGGCTCTCGCGCACTTTGGGCAGCCGACAACAACGTCACCCCACTCAGACCAGAAAACTGGCTAACAATTTACGGCGCTTTTTTGTGCAGTAAATGCACAGTGAGTTTTTGTTATTTAAATCAGGAAATTGAAGTACGCAGTAACATCATCGGGAGGCTTTATGTCTGTTAAAAAGCTCGATGATGGTCGATATGAAGTGGACGTCAGACCTGCAGGGCGCAACGGAAAGCGCATCCGCAGGAAGTTCGATAAGAAAAGTGAAGCTATCGCTTTTGAAAAACATACGCAGTACAACCATCACAACAAAGATTGGTTGGCTAAACCGACAGATAAGCGGCATCTGTCTGAATTAACAAAAGTCTGGTGGGATCTGAAGGGCAAGCATGAGACTCATGGTCGAGATTATCTAGGAAAAATTGAGTTATTCACAAGGATTACAAGTGACCCATGTGCATTTCAGATTACTAAATCATTGATTAGCCAGTATGGCACGGTGCGCCGTTCTCAGGGCATCAAACCATCGAGCATCAACCGGGATTTGACTTGCCTTAGCGGAATGTTTACCTCGTTGATAGATGCAGAGCTATTTTTCGGTGAACACCCTTTCAGAGGTCTTAAGCGACTGAAAGAGGACAAACCTGAAACTGGCTACCTCACGCAAGAGGAGATCGCTGATCTACTGTCGAAAGTCGATGGGGATAATAAGAAAATAGCGATTCTTTGTCTTAGCACCGGCGCGAGATGGAGTGAGGCTGCAAAATTGAAAGCTGAAAACATCATCCAAAATCGCGTCACGTTCGTTAAGACAAAAACCAACAAACCGCGAACAGTTCCGATATCCGAGGAGCTGGCAACAATGATCACATCAGGAAAGCGTGGCTATCTGTTCACGAACGCTAACTATCCTGCATTCAGACGATTAATGAAGGAGTTGAAACCGGACTTGCCACCGGGTCAGGCTACGCACGCATTGCGTCACAGCTTTGCCACTCACTTTATGATTAACGGAGGCAGCATTATCACGCTTCAACGGATACTCGGGCACTCACGAATTGAGCAGACAATGACCTATGCACATTTCGCTCCTGAGTACCTGCAGGACGCGGTAACGCTTAATCCTTTACGCGGTGGCACTGATGCTCTGAGTGTCCACACAATGTCCACACTTGAATGATTTATAGTGGCTTTCAGTGGTCTTGCGTGCCGCGCAAACCCGCATTGTACCGCTGAAAGCCCCTGTTGTAGGGATATAAAAACGCCCTTACGCAGGCTTATTTTTTGCCTGCCGTTTAACTCCCCCTATTCAAATCACGACTTTCAGGCGAAAAAAAACCGGGCATTACGCCCGGTTCATTAGGTGGTTAGATA